CCATGTTCTCGCAGATCCCATTCGCCGCCGCAGTGCGGGCATGTCACCATCTTAGGCGCCAGTTCATCTAGTTTGCCTTGGTCGTCTTCCGTCCCCGGAGAAAAGTCAGGCTCAAAGAATAACCCGTCCATTTCCTCGACACTGAAACCTGTCAATTCCATATCAAATTTCAGGTGTTCCAATTCCTGAAATTCAATCTTCAGCATGTCATCATCCCAGCCTGCGTTAAGCGCCAGCTTGTTGTCTGCGATGATGTAGGCGCGCTTTTGTGCCTCGGTCCATCCGGCTGCGATCATGCACGGGACTTGGTCAATGCCGATCTTCTGCGCCGCCAGGATGCGGCCATGCCCCGCAATGATGCCGCCGTCAGGGTCGATCAGCACCGGAACCGTCCAGCCCCACTCCTTGATGGACGCGGCGATCTGGGCGACCTGCTCGTCGCTGTGTGTGCGGCTGTTCCGGGCGTAGGGGATCAGAGACGCGACGGGGCGCTTCTCCACATGCTCTGCCGGCCATTCTTGCTTCGTCATCAGTCTCTCCGCCCTCCTGGCGCATGATAGCACCGATGCGCTGTGCGTGTCACGTCAACCATTCTCATGGGCGATCTTGGCGATCTCGATGGCTGCGGCGCCCACCCCGTCCAGCCGTGGCGTGTGCTGGTTGGCGAATGCCTCCAGTGCTGCGGCAGCGCCCTCTGCGTATGTCTGCGCTGCCGCCGCAGCCTTCCTGGCGTCGTGATATTCTCCGTCCTCGCCATAGCTGAAGCTGGCGGTGATCGAATGCGGGCGGTCCGGGTCGCCGAGGGTCACGACGACCTCGGGCGCGTCGCCCTTGGGCTGGTTGTGGGTTACGGTGATCTTCATAGTTCCGGCTCCTCTCCGAATGGCGACCATGACGCGCCTGCATGGGCGCGCTTGCCTGAGAACTGGACGCAGGCCGATCCATCCGCGCCGCGGCTGAGAATGGTCCAGGTTCCCGTGGTGGCGTTCATCCAGAATTCGACCACGACGTTATCACGGACGTATCCGCCCGTCATGAGGCGCTCGCCGTATTTGCCGTCAAGCGCGATGGTGACTGCGCTGTACTGGCCGCAGAACCGGCGCATGTCCTGCGCGGCGGCTCCATACGGACAGAAGGCTATGACGCCGAGAGCGGCCCATGCGAGGGCTGAGGCGAGCAGCCAGTGGGATATCGTGGTGCGGCGGCGGGTCATGTCTCAGTCCTCTCTCTGTTTCGCTGCCCACTCCAGGAACCGCTTGCGCTCCAGCGTGGGCATCCGATTAAACGACGCGGCGGCGATGGCCTTCACCTGCTCGATGGGCGCGAACCTCGCCCACTCCTTGGCCTCCTGCATCACGCCCTCCAGCGGCGGCTGCGGCCAGTCCACGGGAACCCATAGAACCCGCACCAGCGCCTTCTCGTCCTCGCTCATGGCGTCGATGGTCCCGGCGGCGAGGGCGATGCGCTCCTTGACCGTCATCTGTCGGGCGTGGTGGGTGACGCCGGCGCGGGCGGTGCTTGTCTCGGTCATCCCTTCCTCCATGCGTTCTTCCGCATCCACTCCGCCGCGCCCTCGTTCGCGGACTTCTCAAAGAGCCAGTCGCTCGTCTGCTGCTGGCGGTTCACATAGTCGCCGGTCAGCTTGTCCAGTTTCCGCCACGCCTGGGCATTCGTCAGGCCGTCCGCCATGACCTCGCCATCGGGCGAAACCACCCTCCAGCCGTCCGCGCTTTTCTCGACCTTCATGCGCTCCTCCTCTTCGCGTATTTGATCGCCTTGTGCTGCACAAACGCGACAACCTCGGCGCTCGGCGTGGCCTCGATAGCATACATGCCACGCGGCCAAACGCCAAACTTTTCGCGGTAAGTGTGCGCGACCCAGCCCTGCTTTTTCCCGCGCTGTCTCTGGATCGCGAGCAGCCCGCTGTAAAACGCCTGCTTGTCCTCCATCGTGGCGACTTTCTTCGCCTTGACCTCGACCAGTTCGCCCTCTTCCGGCTCTATGTCGCTCTGGCGCTCTGGCTTGAAGCCGCAGTTCGGACATTCGAGAACCTTGGGCGGCTTGACGAAATTGCATTTGCTGCACTCCTTCGGCAGCGGCTCTTCCCGCTCCTTGCCCTCGCCCGCCTTCTTCTTCTCGCCATCGTTCAGCCGGTCATGGCGAATGTCTGTGACGAAGCCGAGGCGCGCGTGGTTGTCCGAGTGATCCAATATGACGCACTGGCGCTTCCCCTCCGCCGTCCGCAGCCCACGGCCCACCATCTGCACGAACAGCATCTCGCTGCGCGTCGGGCGGGCCAGCACGATGCATCGCACGTCCCAGTCCACACCCGTCGTCAGGCATCCGACATTGCAGACCACTCTGATCTCGCCCCGCCCAAGCTGGCGCTCAATCGCCCGGCGTTCGTCCCGCTCTGTGTAGGCGTCGATGTACCCGGCCCCGACGCCCGCTCTCTCGAACTGCGTCTGGAGCTTTTTGGCGTGGGCGCGGTCAACTGCGAAGACCAGCGTCGGCTGACCGTCAGCGCGCGCCAGCCAGGTATCCACCACGTCCGCCACCAGCGCGCCGTCGCCCATCACCTCGCCAAGCTGTTTCTGGTTGTAGTCGCCCGCGGTCGTCCTGACCCCGGTCAAATCTGGATGACTTGGGGCGAAGACGGCGAAGTCCGAGAGATACCCGGCCTCGATCAGTTCGCGCATCGTGGCGCCGATCAGCAAGTCGTCCCAGTATTTGCCCATCCCCTTCGCCCAGGGCGTCGCGGTCAGGCCGACGAAGAACACCTCCGGGCAGACATCCATCCAGCGATAGGTCGCCTCGTACTGGTTGTGGCATTCGTCCACGATGACCAGATCCGACTCGGGGAACCCCCGGCGCGCGATGGTCTGGATGCTGCAAACCTGCACGGGCCGTGACCAGTCCTGCATCGGGTGGTCGCTCTGGATGACGCCGATGTCGTGGATGCCCTCCGACATGAACGCCTCGACGGTCTGGTCAATCAGCGAGATGGCCGGAACCACGAAGGCGACGCGGCGGTCCTTCTCGCGCGCCATGCGGATGATATTCGCGGCCAGCAACGTCTTCCCCGCTCCGGTGGGTAGCTGTAGCACGGGGCGGCGATGTCCTTTGCTGAGAGACTGGCGCAGGAGGCTGATGGAGCGCTCTTGATGCGGGCGCAGCGCTTTTTGATTGAAGTCAAACATCTCCACCTCCTGCCGCCTTCCCCAGCGGGATGACGTTGTGCGGAACATCGCCCACATACGCATCGTCTTCTAAGGGAATATCCCGACGTGAATCATCCAAAAGCCCCCCTTCGGGGTTACTATCTTTTATAGTGTCACAAAATGAAACTTTGCGCTGAGTAAAGGTTTTGTTACATCCACTAAGTGCGGTTTTGTTACGTCCGCTAAGTTTCATTTTGTGACTTAGAAGGGTGTATCGGTTGCTGGTCCTGCCGCCTCGCGTTGATGTCCGCTCTGTGCGGATGACGCCCTTGTCTTCAAGGCCCAAGATGGCCCTGACAATCGCAGTCCTACCTCTCCCCAGTGTGTCTGCTATGGTCTGGTGCGATGGGAAGCACTGGCCAGTCCGCGGGTGGTGATGCCACGCCAGCGCTAACAGGCAAAGCGCCTCTGTCGGCGTCAAGTCATTCCGAATCTTGATGACCATCTTTGCCCAGTCTTCGGCTATCTTGCTCATTCTCCAGCCCCGCGGTTGATGACGTATATATTTGCTCTGGAGTCATTGGACCGCCGCGCCACTCTGATAAGGCCGGCCCTTTCAAGGCCAGCGGTCGCGCGTATGACGGATCTCTGACTAATGCCCGCCGCCTCTGCAATCTCCCCCACAAACGCCTCACACACTCCGGCGCTGTCAGAGCAGAAGCTGATCACAAGAAGGCAAAGCCTTTCAGAGATTGCGAGATTGCGGATGGAGATTTGCCTAAACGCCCAATCAGTCATTGTCTCTTTCTCAGCCATTCCAGCCTCCTGATTGATTTATTATATGACATTGCTTCACCCTTGTGAAGGCTCTACCCCATTAAAAGCCGCCCGCCTTCACGATGGCGGGCGGCTACCGCTGCGCGTCCCTAGACGCGCCCTATGCCCTCCACTCCGCCGCGAACGGAATCTCGTCGTCCAGCGCGTTGGACCCACCGCCCCCGCCGGAGCCGTGGCCGCCGCCATATCCCCCGGTGTCCTGCTGGCCGCCCTCGCGGCGCCCGTCCAGCATCGTCAGGGTGCTGCCGTAGGGGCGCAGAACGACCTCGGTGGAATAGCGGTCATTGCCGTTCTGGTCCTGCCACTTGCGGGTCTCAAGCTGGCCTTCCAGGTAGACCTTGGACCCCTTGCGGAGGTACTGCTCGGCGATCTTCGCCAGCGGCTCCGACATGATCGAAACGCGGTGCCACTCGGTGCGCTCCTTGCGCTCGCCGGTGGACTTGTCCCGCCAGTTCTCGGACGTGGCGATCCGCAGGTTGCAGACCTTGCCGCCGTTGGAAAACGAGCGGACCTCTGGGTCAGCGCCCAGATTGCCGATGAGTTGGACTTTGTTCAGACTGGACATTTGATATCCTCCTTAGCTTGCTTCTACGCTCTCAACAGTATGCGAGACGACTTCCCGCCCCCTCGCCATCGCCAGCGCCATGCGCCGCGCGCTCTCCGGGCTGATGCCGTGCGATACCGTGGTGCGCCCGCCTCCAGCGTAGCGCACCACGTCCTGCATCATGTCGGACCGGCGCTCGCCCTCCCGCTTCTCTCCGAGGATATCGTAAACCATCTCCATCGGAACGCGAAGGGTCCGCGATATCGGCTCGGGCAGTTTGCCGACGTTGTGCAGCGCGCGCACGGCGGCTTCGATCTCCGGCGTCTTGCGGATCTTGCCGACGTTGCGGGGGCGGCTGCGACGGGCGGCGATGATCTTGATGTCCAGACGCACCGTCGTCTCGCTGGCGCCCACTTCCTTGGCGATGGCCTGTCTGCCCATGCCCTTGTCCATGAATATGGCCACGCGGCGGCGGCGGGCGGATATCTGTTGCGGGCATGGCCCCCAGTCTTCATCGGTCATTGATTCTTCCTCGTGATGTTCTCAACCATGTCGATCCTCTCGCCAAGCCACTGCATGACGTTCACCGCCATGCTGTTGCCCAAGGCCTTGTAACGCGGCCCGAGTGTCTGGACGCGGCGAAAATTCGTTGGAGGGTCTCGAAATCAGGGGTGGGTGCATAGAAAGAACCCCACAAAACTGAATGGTTTCATGGAGTTGGCGGAGAGAAAAAAGTTTGAAGGTGGGTCAGTCTTCGTCGACGAAATTTCGTCGAGAGGCGCCGCGGCGGATATCTGCTGTGGGTTGGTCATTGGTTCTCCTCCGTGATGCTCTCAACCATGTTGATGCGCTCGCCAAGCCACTGCATGACGTTCACGGCCATGCTGTTGCCAAGCGCCTTGTAGCGCGGCCCGTCCGGTGCGGTCGGCTTTCCCCGCCACGGGATGTTCGTGAACCCGTCAGGGAAGCCCATAAGGCGCTCGCATTCAACGGGGGTCAATCTGCGGACTTCCCATGGCGACGCGATGAAGTCGCCACCCTGATTGCCCCCGACCGGCCCGCCCGCCATGAGCCGCTGGGCGACATCGGTCTTTCTGGCCTTGTAGTCCCGCCCACTGTTCATCGGCATGATGCTGTAAGGCTGCGCCACATACGACGTAAGCAACGGAGCATCTCCGCCCGCCGTTATGGGATGGCATGGGTCGCCCGGCTTCGGGTTCGACCTGTTCGCTTTGGACGTGACCTGCGTTGTGTCATACGCCACATATGACCGGCTGGACCCTCCCGACGCAGCGCGGATATTGGCGGTATCGTGCGGCCCCTCCGGCATGGCGCCACCATCGCGGCCCCGCATGTCGAACGCCACCACCGGCACACCCCGCCCCGACCCGTCCTCGCTGGCGTCGTGGCCCTCGCCCTTCAGCGTGTGAGAGACTGGCCCGGATACGGTCGCGATCAGGGTTTCCGTTTCAGCGTCCAGGCTCTGCTGCCCACTCGCTGTCACGCAGTGTGACACGCTGCCCGAGTTGGCGACTACGCCTTCGCGGCTGCCGTCAGCGCCCGCATCAGTTGAGGCGGCAGAACCTTGCCCCGCTTCTCTGCGCGGCGGAGGATTCCGGCGCAGGCTTTCGGCGTCAAAAAGTACCGCGGCGGCACGTCGCCAGTCTCCAAGATATCCGACAACGAACACACGGCGCCGTCGCTGTGGGACGGCGGCAGGGAATGCGCGTGTTCTGGTATACTGAGCGTCCAGCACTCTGTAGGCCCACCCATACCCGCATTCGCCCAGCCCTCCGAGGAAGGCGCCAAAGTCCCGTCCTCCATTTGATGACAGGACGCCGGGGACATTTTCCCAAAGGATCCACTTGGGACGGAGGCGATCAGCCAGGCGGAGAAATTCGAGGGCCAGGTTGCCGCGGTCGTCGCCCAGTCCTCCGCGGAGGCCGGCGATGCTGAACGACTGGCAGGGTGTTCCGCCGACAAGAAGGTCAATTGGCTCATAGTCGCCCTCGCTGATGGTGGTGAAGTCGCCGTGCAATGGCGTCTCGGGATAGTGGTGCTGAAGAACGGCGCGCGGGAACTTCTCGATCTCCGAGAAGAACGACGGGCGCCAGCCAAGCGGATGCCACGCCATCGTCGCCGCCTCGATCCCGCTGCATACGCTGCCGTAGATCACTGCCCCGGCCTCCTTCGCAGCGCCGCCCTGACGCCCTCGCGCCAGTAGCGCAGATCGCGCTGACAGCCTTCGCCGCATGTGCCGGGGTGCTGCAGGTTCTCCCTCGCCTCGGCGTAGGCCATGACGGCGGCCTCAATCGTGTCGTTGTCGGCGTTCGATGTTCTGGCGATCTCCCACGCCAGCGCGTAGCCGGTCGCGGCGTGGAGCCCCTGGTCCACCACCTCGGCGGGAACGTCTGAGAACTCCGGGCTGATGGGCTGAGAACAGGCGGCGAGCGACAGCGCGATGATGGTGGCGCGGATCATGCCACGTCATCCATGCTCTCGACGCCAAGCCGCCGCGCGGCGCCGGCCATCTCGCGCTGCCCCCTCAGAATTATTTGCCGCGCCCGCTCTTGAGTGACGCCAAGGTCGCGCCCGATCTCACGAAACGTCGCGCCCTTGGCGTACATCAGCGCCGCTCGCGCGCACCGGGGCTTGACCGTCTTGGCGCTCGCCAACTTCTCGATCAGGCCTTGGTATGCGGCTGTCTTCTCCGGCGCGGCGATGAAGCCCGCGACCTCGTCCATCGCAACCTCGGTTTCCGCGCTGGACGTTTTCAGCGTTTCCGTCAGCAGCCGGCCCGGCCATATGTCTTCCGGGTTGGCGCCAAGCGCCGCGCATATCAACTCCACGTCGGGGCGAATCTGACCCCATCTGTCCAGCGGCGAGCGCTTCATCGTCATGTATGACGACAGCCTGGACGGGTCTATTCCGGTGCGCCGCACCATCTCCGCATTGCTCCCGAACTTCTCGCGGACGAGTTTCAGCAGTCGCGCGTTGCGAACAGACACTTTGATGTTGAAGTCATTGCTCATCTCATTCTCCTTTGTGCGGTTCGATAATTGCCCAGCCCTGCGCCTGCGCCGTCCAGCGGAGAGACAGGGCGCGCAGAATCCTGCGGCTGTCATCTTTGATCACGCCGAGCCGCACCAGCAGATCGATGTACGCCTTGGCCGTGTTGTCGATATCCATCCGCGGACTGACGCCAACCTCGGTGATATGAAGCGTGATCTCCACCGGGCCGGCGATGCTGGTGATCGGGCCGGCGGCCCTGACGGTCCACTCGGCGGCGTTCCGCCAGACGCGGTAGCGCTCGGACTTGACGCGCTTGCGGCCCCGGTTGACGAATATGTTATTCACAGAGATCGGCTTGGGGATGGGCAAGGTGATCACGTCGCATCCTCCGATATCTGGTTGAGGCTGGCGAATTCGCCGAACCTCTCCAGCGCCGCAGCGTTGTAGGCGCGGGCGGCCTCAATCTCGGAGGTATAGTAGCCGAGCGCGTGCCACCCCCCCTTATGGCAGATGCGAGCCTGCCATTTGCCGCTGCCCTTATGCCATGAAACGCCACAAAACGATGACGACCCCACCTGGCTTTTACGGTTCATTGCGTTCTCCGCGCGGGTGCATGGCCGGAGATTGGCGATGTGGTTATCCGTCTTCACGCGGTTGATGTGGTCAATTTCATCAGCGGGCCACTCGCCGTGGAAATGCGCCCATGCCGCACGGTGAGCCAGCATTCTACGTCCGGCGATCATGCCGTGGAGATATCCATCGCCGCGAACCACGTTCAAAGCCGGCGCCCCGACGCCGCCGTGCAGCCCTTGCCCAGACCGCAGCCACGTAAACAGCCCCGTCTCCGGGTCATAGTCCACCTCGGCGCGAAGAACCTCAACGGGGATGCTGACGCGCTTCACCCCCTCTGCTCCCACTTGAACAGATCGCGGCTCAGCTTGATCCGCCGCCGCTTGCACATGGTGTCGATCACGTCGAACCATGACGCCGGCAGTCGATCTTCGAGACTGGCCTGGCGGACCCGCCCCGGGTGGCGCCCCAAGGCAGCCGCAACCTCGCGGACGCCCAGAGCATAAATGATGTCGTGTGGTGTTTTCATGGCCGCACAATGCACGACAGACAAGCGCCGGTCAACCCGAAAAAAGTTTGCCAGACATGCTTTTTTGTTCTTGACGGGCGCGTGGATAATACGCATATTGATTGGACAGAAACAAGGAGGAAGACATGAACGCCATCGTCATCACTGCCAAAACCGCCGCCGAGGCCAGCGCCATATATGCCGACCTCCGCGACAAGAGCGGGCGAGGCGCCAGCACCTTCCCTAACGGCGAATGGAACGGACACCGGATCAGCTACAATGGCCGCGTCTGGGCGTCTCCCGAATACCGCGCGGGCGACGAATGCATTTATAATCCGTATGCCTGACCTCTGCCCGAGCGCCCCTGCGGGGGCGTTCCTCAGATATCAGGAGGAAGATATGAACCCGTTACTTGATGGCCCGACCGCAGAACGCCAGCCCCACGACATGCACAAAATGACCGAGGCGGAGGCGCGCGGCGTCCTGCTCCAGATGGAACGGGAAGTTCCCAGCGCATTGAAGCGCCGCCGTCAGGCCGCATTCTACGCGTCCAATGTCGCTGGCCGCCTGACCGACGAAGCCGTCGCGCTCTATCGCGCATATTCTCATGACAAGTAGGAGGAAGAGATGAAAACCATCACCATTCGCGGCAAGCAAGTCCAAGTCAGCGCCAGCGAAGAGCGCGCCCTGCGCCACCTCGCCAACAACGACTACACCGGCGCGATCTCCGATTTCGAGGAAGGCCCGCGGCGCTACCGCAAAAACATCATTCTTCCCATGATCGGGACCGTCGCCACCGTCGAGGGGCGCAAGTGGCGCAGCGGCCACCAGTTCGGCATCCGCCGCGTCTATCGCGAGGACGCCGCCACCAAGCGCGAAAAGGCGTTCTTCGCCGCCCGCGCCAGGTGCGCCAGCGTCATCGTCGGCGACCCGCGCAAGATCAACGCCGCTATCAAAAAACTGGAGGCCGCGCCTAACGCTGCCATCGCCGGCTGACATCTGCCCGAACGCCCCTGCGGGGGCGTTCCTCAGATATCAGGAGGAAGAGATGTACGCATTCAACACCCCCGCAGACCGCGACGCATGGCTGGAAGACAGCGGGCGCCACGAGATCGCCCGCAAGCGGATCAATGAGGAATACACCGTCGCCATCGCCTTCGCCGCCAAGCTGGAGGCGCTGGCGCAGGAGTGCGATGGCCGCGTTGCCCCCATCCCTTGGTGCGAGGCGAACAGCACTGGCCGCATGACGTGGCAGGCCATCGCCGGTGAACTGCGCGACCTGATCATCTCCAACAGCCTCGGCGCGTCTGAGGCCGATCTGGACGAACTGGCCGAGCAGCGCGTGGCGGAGGGGCGGGTATGACCACGATCAAGCACCGGATAACTGGCGCAGTCCTGCTGGAGCATGACGCCCCCCTGCGCGGGGCGTACCTGCGCGAGGCGGACCTGCGCGGGGCGTACCTGCGCGGGGCGGACCTGCGCGGGGCGGACCTGCGCGAGGCGGGCCTGAGCGGGGCGGACCTGAGCGGGGCGGACCTGAGCGGGGCGGGCCTGA